TACTATCGTAGCCGATGTAATGCCTGTATCCGGCGTGGCAGGAAATTAAAACCCAACATGCCACGATGGCAGGCCGCGGGTTACAAGAAAAAAGCCACCTGCGATCGCTGTGGATTCCGTGCCCGGCATCCCAGCCAACTCACGGTATGGCATGTAAACGGTGATCTCACTGACGCAGAATTACGCAATCTCAAAACTGTGTGCTTGAACTGTATACAGGAGATCACGCGGCTAGATCTGCCTTGGCGTCGCGGAGATCTTGAACCAGACCAGTGATTTGATCGTAGAGATCTGTTAGAGTTCCGTTGTTGTCAAGCACACGGTCAAAGTCCGTGCCAATCCAGGCAGTTTCAGAAGCATGGATGTTGTAGTGTTCCATGCGTTGTTTGGCCGTGGCCCACAGTAGATTGCGTTCAGGCCCACGGTTCGCATTCATTGCGTGCTCGTACCATTCGGGCTCGGCACCACGAACCACACGGATCACATGCCCGCCCGCAGAACGTATGGCAGCGATTTCATTGGGGAATCTGCAGTCAGATATCACTACATCGTCCTCACTGTGCCGCAGTTTATTTTCTAAACTAGCGATCCAGATGTCATCGTGGAAGCCCACACGGCACACTTCTGTGCCCCAATACTGCAACACCCAGCGTGGCGTAATGGTCCTGCCCAGGCGTTGGCTCCACCATTCATCGGCTTGCTCACGCCACTCTCGGCTGCTGCGAGTGCGGCCTTCCAGCATGTCTCTGTCCCAGCCAAACACAGCGGCCACAGCGTCTTTCAAGGTGGCAGCGAATGAATCTCTGCGGAATTCATGGATGTTCACCAGATAATCCGCTATAGTATCTTTGCCCGATCCTATCAAACCGCATACGCCAATGATCATTTTAGTTCCTTGATTTTGAGATATTCCAGCGTGTCCCACAACAAATCGATCTGCCTACGGCAGTCTTCCAGGGCATGGTGGCTGGCTGGATAAGTGTTTAGTCCTGGGCAAAGGCTGTAAATGGTTCTCGCATCACGCACATTGTAATACTGCCAAGGCAGCACGATGTTGTAACTCTTGTAGGCATGCTCAAGGATGTTCATGTCAAAAGTTGGCCCGTTAGCATAAGTCCAACGACACTGCCATACCAGACGATGCAATTCTTGCAGGGCCTGTTGTAATGGGATCCTACCCTCAGGGCTAAATGCTTCTTCTTGTGCGGCTGGGGGTTGCTTGGCCCACCACTCAATGGTGCCATCACTGATGTTGCGATCAGGTTGGCTGTCAGGATCCACTCGGGCATAGTACCAGCGATCGCTGTATTCCTGGGTTCTTTCAAGAGGATCAAAACACTGGGCAGCGATGGTCAGGATGCAGGCATTCACGCCAGTTCCACAGGTTTCGATATCGATCATTACAGCACGCATGCCATGAGTATAGCATGGATTTTGGCAGAATGCTAGAGGATTTTAGCCGATAACGAATGTAAGAGGCTGGCTTCCGTCCACGTACAGTTTGAGATCTTCAATGCCCTTGTCCATCATGGCCTGGCCTTCGGATTTCATCTGGGCACCATTCAAACTGGCACCACCCTGTGGACCGGCTATGGTTTGGAACTTTTCTCTGGCTTCGCCAATGATGTATTTGGCGGCACCCACCATGTAGTCGCGGAACCACTGTGATATCTGGAAATCGCTGAGCAGGGTGATCTCCGGGCGTAGATTATAGGTCCATAACAGCACTGTTTCACCCGAACCTCGAGGATCACGTATGAGTTGCAGGCGTTTGGTCACAGGATTCCAGGTATAGTTGATGTAGCCACCAAACATCCTGGCCGCAAGTTCCACATATTGCTGGTAAAAATCATAGGTGGCCAAGCCGCCCTGGGCTTGATTAAAGTTTAACAGATACACGTTCAAGGTGGCCGCACCAAAGGGATCAAAACTATAACCGCCTGATCCAGTGATACCAATGGTACGCCGGAAGATCTGCCTGACCTGGATGACCTCCTGCGGCAAGAAATATTCGTTTACATTGTCCAACAGTTGCATGAAACTGTAGGATTCTTCATAGGCGTTCTGGGCCCGTTGGCGATAAGTGCCCAGAGTTTTTTGATAAGCGGCTTCGTAGTGGCTGGGATCCAGTTCGATGTCGATGATCTGGTCAGCCAGCTGCAGTTGTACATACTCGATCAACTGCTTTTTCAGCGGATCTAGAGAATCGTTTAAGGGATTTTCACCATTGGCCATGTCTGGGCTCCTTGCCCAGATATTTAGCCAACTTTCGGCTGCTATTGTGGCTGGAAAATCATGGTGATAGTGCCGCCAGATTCAAATCCATTCCGGGGTACCACAGTGGCACCACCGTTCTCAGTCTGACGGAAAACTTTGTCGTTTACTGTGCAAGTCATCGCGATGCTCTGATCATTTTCGGCCTGCCAGCCACGATCCACATAAACACCGTCTTCGGCACCAAAAGATACCGATCCTTGCATGTAGTAGTTTCCGGGTTCCTGCCAAAATTTCAAAGCCTCGGTATTGTTGATCTCGGCGGTGGTCCATGTCCATATGTTATCAGGGGCTATGGTTACATATGGTACATGTGTCACTGTGATATTGTATTCGGTTTGATTGATTATTACCAAAGTGGCTGACCATGACATAAGATTCTCCCTCTGAGGTACTTAGCGGATCTTGAGCAAGATCAGATTATCTGATCCGCGTCCGTTGAACTTTACTTCCGTGGCCCGGATATCTTTGAAATATTTGCGATGCTGGGCCACACCCCCTTGAAGTAATGCCTTTATTTGTTCCTGGGGTTTCCTCAGGGTCTTCTGCACGGAGTTGGTTGGATCAAATCCGATGAGGCTGCTGCCTTTCACGGTGAACGATCCTGCGTGTGTGTCGGCTACCACGTAGATCAACTTACGCTTCTTGGTTTCGTACAGCCAGGCTTCCTGGGCATTGACCAAGCGTGTGACGGGCTCGCTCTTGAGTTTGAGTTCTTCAAACTCTCGGAGATACTTGAAACGTGCTGTAAGTTTTTCTGCACTCACTGGCTTTTTCTTGCGAGGTTTGCGTTCCACTTTCTTGATCTGCACATATGATCCGCAGTCAGCGATTACTTGTTCCGCGAACTTTACGAGATTTTTGACCTGTAATTTGCCAAACTGGCCATAACCTTCTACTAACTGTGCATCTTTGCCGCGGATCACTTCTTCTAGCTCAGTCAGTCTGGCCTTCCAATGATCGGCTATCTCTCCCACCATTTGTGGTGCCACATTCATGCCTCGCAGTACCAATAAAGGTTTAAAGTCCGCTGACATCTTGGTTCCGGCTGCAATCATGTCATCATACATGCCTTCGATCTCGCCTGCGGCTTCTATCATCTTGTCACGCAGTCGATCCTGGATGTTGGGCCGAGCCACAGCATCGGGTTCGGCGGCCTTGACCACTTCTCTGATGGCTCTAACAGTACGCAGATGCTCAGTGATGGCTGTGTCAACTGCCAACAATTCATGTTCATTCAGATCCAAACCCATGGTGTTCATGCGGCACAACCATCCGGTCTGGTTGCGTATGGTGGACTCTGGCACGCGACCAAAATCCTTGGCATCTCGCTGACGATCGTTGCGGATCAACCAGTCAATGATCAGTTCCTTGACCATTTTCTTGTCGTAGTGGTAATTGTACCAGGTGAATGCACCAATCAAGACCGAGGCACGCGATTCGCTTTCAGGTTGCAAACGCCATTCGGGTTCTCCACCGGTGTATTTGGTGTCTGCTGATTTGGGGTTCAGTGGTCGGGGTGCTTTGAGTGCGACAGCGTTCATCTGGGCTCCTTGTCCATTAGTTTAGCCAACAAAATGTGTCCTTCGAAATTCCGCATGGCTTCTTCGGCCTGGGCCAACAGTTGATCAAACCTGGGCGACCCTTGTCCTCTGCGGCGGCAGTTCACCCATTCTCGATCAGCCTCTCGGAGTCGTTCGTACACGGCCCTGTGCATTCGCCAGAGGTCTTTGATGCCAAAAGTCATGCCCAGGGTGTTTTTGTGGGCACGATCCAGGCGATCATGCAAGAGTTGCCAATCTCCCAAGTCCATACAGTATTTTAGCAGGATCTGCTTTTTGGGTCAACCTGCCCATAAATACTGCACTATGCCCAGATTATCCATGTGGCGTCCTAACAAGACGAACGATTACCGCTTTTTCGACCGGACCATATCCGAAATGTACACCGTGGGCGGTGTGGATGTGTATCTACACAAGTATCTAGGGCCAAAAACCGGTGAAGGCGATTCGGTAGACTCCGGCAACTACGATGCCACGCAACCCAATTACACTGTGACCGATCCGCTATTCATTCAGGATTTGTTCCTCTTGGAAAATCGCGATCGGGCCTATGATCCAGATGTGTATCGCATGCGTGGTGTGTTCAACATACAAGACATCGACTTTGATCTCACGCAGTTTGGTTTGTTCTTGAACAACGACACCCTGTTCATCACTTTCCACTACAACGACATGATCGACACCATTCAACGCAAGATCATGAGCGGTGATGTGCTGGAAGTGCCCAACCTCAAGGATCCCAATCCGTTGAACGCTGCCATCCCCCGGGCCCTGCCCAAGTATTATGTAGTACAGGATGCGGCCTATGCATCAGAGGGATTTGCCAGAGAATGGCTGCCGCACACCTGGCGTGTGAAAGCCACGCCCATGGTTAATGCACAGGAATACCAAGAGATCATCAACAAGCCTTTCGTGTCGGAAAACATCTGGGATCCTGGCAACTTCTATCCTGCTGGCACCATCGTCAATGCCGGCGATGTTTACTATCGTGCCCGGATCAACACTCCCGTGGGCACAGAAATCACTGATACCACCTACTGGGAACCATACACTCCAGAAACCATCGCCGATGCGGCCAGCACACGCAACAAAGATCTCGAAATCAACGATGCCATACTCACACAGGCCGGAATCGACGTGCCGCTATCGGGCTATGACACAGTGAAGTTCTACATATTCCCCACCAATCCTGATGGCACACCGGCTGATCCCAATTCAGTGACCATTGACTCCACCAACATTGACGTGGACTCAACCAATGTCAATGTGGCTGATGCGGCACAGACACCTCGTGCCGATGGTTACACCCTGGGCTACTTGACCGGTGATGGCATCGCACCCAATGGCCTGCCTGTGACGCCGGGCATTGCGTTCCCCAGCAATCCGCAGGAAGGACAATACGCACTGCGACTGGACTATTTCCCCAATCGCTTGTTTCGCTACAACGGCCGTGCCTGGATCAAGATTGAAGATTCCGTACGTACCGATCTCGCCAATGGTCCGGGCAACAATACATTAAGATCGAGTTTCGTCAACAACACCTACACCGTGCCCACCACGGACCTTGGCAACATACCCAGCCGACAGAGCCTCAGCGAACTGCTACGGCCCAGGGCCGACAACGGCGACGACGGTGGATTCAAAGACGCCAATCCCAGACCTGGCACACAGCCCGGTCAGACCACGGACGACTAAATCATGGCACAGCAATTTTTTTATGATGCTCAAATACGCAGATTCATGCTGCAGTTTGCCAGGATCTTTTCCAACTTCCAGGTGGAATATGGCCTGGATGGCAGCCAGAACGCTACCTTGATCAGAGTGCCAGTGAGATATGGTGATGCTACTCGCCAGGCACAGACCATCATACAGGAAAACTCTGCCAACTCCATGCCATCCACGCCCTTGATCACGTTCTACATCGTGGGTTTGGAATATGATCGTCCCAGGATGCAGGAACCTTACCATGTGAACAAGATACAGGTGCGTCAGCGAGCCTATGACACAGAAACCGAAACCTATGAGACCACGCAGGGCAATGCGTTCAGCATAGAGCGGCTCATGCCTGTACCTTACAAACTTACCATCAGCTGCGACATCTGGACCAGCAACACCAATCAAAAGTTCCAGATATTTGAACAGATAGCCACACTGTTCAATCCTGCCTTGGAGATACAGAACACCGACAACTATCTGGACTGGACCAGTTTGTCAGTGGTGGAACTGGAACAGGTCACATGGACTGAACGTACCATACCGCAAGGCACAGATAATTCCATAGACATCATGAAGATGAGATTCGGGTTGCCAATCTGGATATCATCACCGGCCAAGGTCAAGAAACTGGGCGTGGTAGAAAAGATCATAGCATCTGTGTTCAATGCCGATGGTGATACCAACGAAGCCGTGCTTGACAACGATTTGCTGCTGGGCACCCGGCAGAAATTCACCCCCTACAACTATCAGACCCTGCTCATCGGCAACAAAGTACAGGTGCTGAAATACAACCAAACTGTTGATGCTGCCAATGTGTCCATCATCCTGCCTGATTCACCACCCAGCAACGAATTCTGGCAGGCCGTGGTAGGCATGTACGGTGTGCTTAGACCGGGCATCAGCCAGATCAGATTTGACAATCTCTGGGGAGATGACACCGAAATCATTGGTACAGTGAGTTACGATCCCACCGACGATCGTTTCCTTTTGATCGATCTTGACGAAGATACCTTGCCACAAAACACCTTGGACCCTGTAGATGCCATCATTAATCCGCTTACAGCAGGCCCTGGTGCGGGCCTACCTGCTGCCGCAGCAGGACAGAGATATCTGGTGTTGGATGACATGGGCGGTGATACTGCCGCCTGGGGTGCTTTTGCTGGTGCACGTGCCAATGACATCATTGAATACGATGGCGAATTCTGGTTCGTGGCCTTTGAAGCCGCGGCACAGACCACCAACATTGAATATGTGACCAACATCACCACCGCCATACAGTATCGCTGGACTGGTACAGAGTGGGTGAAAAGTTATGAAGGCTTATATCCCGGAGGCGAATGGAGTCTGGTGCTGTGAACGCTGTGGGTGTTTGGTTTTACAGTCTTGACACCCAGAGATATCTCTATCTCATGCGAGACGATGTGAAACATCCGGGTTCCTGGGGCCTGCCTGGCGGCAAAGTCGAAGCCACAGAAAGTCTGTTGGCAGCTATCAGTAGAGAGTGTGAAGAAGAGATTGGCCAGTTTCCAGAATATGTGCGACTGGTACCTTTGGAAAAGTTTACCAGTGCTGATGGCAGATTCGCCTATCATACTTTTTTCTGCTGCGTGGCCGAGGAATTCCGTCCTGTGCTCAACGGTGAACATCTTGGCTATGCCTGGATTGACTCCGTGACCTGGCCTAGACCCATGCATCCAGGATTGTGGAATACCGTGAACTTTGAAGAGATCCAACGCAAGATTGAAACTGTAAAATCTGCTGTTCAGATGTCGCAGTGACTGATAAACTTCCGATAAGGCATCACAGACACGTTCACACAGGATCTCCAGGCAGCAGGCATGTTTGATTCTGTGCCCACCAATATGAATTGTGTGTTGGCATAGGCCAAGAACACACTGGCCACGTCTGAGATCCAGGCACGTGTGAGACCCGGTGTGTCTTGATTGTAACCCAGCATGAACACTTCTTGATGGCCATCAAAAGCCGCAAGGTATACGGCTAGGGCCAGATTGTCTATGGGTTGTAGAAAGGGTACAAGGTAAAATCTGCCAGGATTCTCCAAACATATGTTGGCATTGGTATACACTGTGCTGCGTGTGTCATAACCATGATCCGCGATGGCCTTTGCATATGATCGATCCGTGGTTACAAAAAAATCAAACGTCATATCCTGCCATAGATCACCAGTACCATAGGTCTGCAGCCTTTTCTTGCCCAGTAGTCCGCCACGGTGTCGCTGCAGACGCTGATATTGGAATCGTTCGTGATCTGTCCTGCTGCCAATCACTGCCGCACGACCTGAGATGTGATGATTTTCTATGGCATTAGGCACCCACTCACGGGTCTGCTGTGTGGCACCGTCCGCGACGCGAGTTTCTGTGATCACGAACTCGCCATCGTAGTCACGGCGATATCGAGATTCAATCATAAGCGTCCGACTAGGACTTCTATCATGCCTTCGCCGGTATCGTGATGATCTTGGAGTGCTTTGCCGATCACACAACCTGGTTGATATTGATCAGGATCCAGCACAGTGGCCACTCCAGCAACCTGGCTGCTGACCAAGAGATCTCCGCGACAGATTGTGCCTGTCACACGGCAAGGCACCCGACCGATCAAGGCCACTTCCACTGAGTTGGCGTTGCTTTCGCCTGAATTCATGATCAAGGCAGGATGGCTGGATATCACACCGGCAATGCGTGTGGATGCATAGTTGGTAGTGGCTTGCACTTCTGCAGAGCCACCAATTTCCAAAACAGTACCCGGAGGGTAGATCTGATCTGCCACGTATTTTTCTGCCACGTCAGCGTACTGTGCCGAAGTGGCCTTGGCAAATATGGTGTTGAAGAAGCCAGTGGCATTGCCTATATTGCCGGTGCCGTTGGCCTGGCTGTTTAACAATCCAGTGCTGGCCACAGTGACTATGGTTGTGCCACCCACAGTTAGTCCAATGTTGCCATTGGATGAAAGAACTTTAACATTAGAGGTACCGTTGCTGATGCTGTCAGCACTGAGACCACCTATTTCTGCGTCAACATAGGCCACTGTAGCAAGATTTCCGCCTCCACCGGCTGTGGCACCATCATGAACTCTCAGCGTCCAATTGGTTGTGTCCACAGTGATTTCACCCAGAGCACCGGTAAATGCGTTGTTTTGTGAAGCACTGCCTCGACGATATTGTACTTGTGTTGACATGAGTTTTTCCTAATCCTATTTATGTTACTATAGCACGGTCTGTGCAACGTCGCCAGTTTGTACCATCCGAAAATGCCAAAACCGCACCACCAGATTCGTTGCTGACGAATATGATCTGGGCTTGCGGATCCGCTGGCGGCAGAGTTGTGACTGTGTATGTGGGCACAATTAGAGCATCTGCCACTATCACACCCGACGTTACAATGGTGCCAAGATCGTAACTTTCCACCACTGCATCAGTGACCAGGCCTAGATCTTCTGACACTACCACTGCTTCGTTGACCAGGCCCATGTCTCCTCCGGTGGCAAAGATTGATTCACCAGAACCACCAAACGCAAAACTCACAGTGTTGGTGGAGGAATTAGCAGTGACAACGATACTAGTATCGCCGGTAAATGTGAGTCCTGTAGCGATACTATTGGCAGTAAGGGTGCTACTTCCTGTGACAGCGATGCTTGAAAAAGCATTGATACCACTGAGTCCAGCACCGTTACCCAGGATGTTGCCACCTGTGACATTGCCGGTGATATCTAAACCAGTAGTAGAAAATACTGCAACATTTGATGTGCCGCCCACACCCACACTCACATTGCCACCGGATGATACCACCGTGACGTTTGACGTGCCATTGGCTATGGAATTGAGGCTGATGCCCGTGACACCAATCGTGACCGTTTTTGATGTGTTGTTGCCAGTGATGGCGATGTTATCGCCTGCAGTGAATGCCACTGTGTCGCCTACGGAATTGGCCAACACTGCTGTGCCGTTGGCATAGATGTTGCCAAAGGCAAAAGCAGAATTC